AGCATCGCAGCTCACAAGGATGAGCAATCTCTAGCAAAGTAGAGCGAGCTTGATAGAGTTCTCCCAGCCTAATCTGCCGGACAAGATAGCCCAAAGCGTCTTCAACGACGCGAGTATAAGCGCGGCTGAGTGGTGCTCGCCACGTAGCTTCAGACTCGAAGCCGGCTTGGCTTGGCTAGCGAGCCGAGCTTTTGTTGGCGAAAAAGATCAGCAATTCTGGTTTATCGGCCCCGATTTCGGCGCCTGCGTAAGCGCGATGAACACCCTCAAGGGCGCGCTAACACCAGGTAGCTTTACTCCAGCCCAACGCGCGCCGGCGTTCAACTTGATTAACGGTTCTAGTCTCTTCTTTAAGAGCGCCGAAAACATAAACGCCCTCTTTGCTGACGCGGTTTTCGCCGCCGTGATCGACCAGGCTATTCACGTACCGGAGAAAGCCTGGAGTGCACTGCAGAGAACTTTCGCCAACACACATACGCCGCTTCGCATTTTGTCGACCGTGGCTGGTAGAGCGAACTGGTTCTACGATTTCGCGCGCCAGGTCGAGCGCGACAATACTAGCGAGCCCGAGCGCTACTTCTTTTCGCGCTTCTCGTGCTATGACGCACTTGAAGCCGAGCTGATCGAGCAAGAAGACATCGACTATGCCCGGGCGACTTTGCCAGATCACGTGTTTAGAGCGCTTTACCTAGCAGAAGCCTATGACGACAGAATCGAAGCCGCGCATAAAGCCGCTGACGCGAGGCTTATGACCGACACTGAGCTCGCGATCATAGCTAATATCGATCCTAACGAACTCGACGCGATCAGTGACGAAGAGCTAGCTAGTTTAGCTCAGGAAAGATCCTTTTCTTAACCCAAGGAGTCTAGACTATGGACGACAAAGGTATTACTAACTCGAATATGCGCGGCAAGATGAAGGGCGGCTCGATCTTCTCCGACGCGCCGAGTATGCCCCAGGAACACGGCGACAGCGCTATGCAAAACACGGCCGTCGGCAGCGGATCGAGGCCGACTAAATCTAAGTTCATGATCGACACTACGGCGCCGGAAGACCCGCATACGCAAGGGCGCGACGTACCAGGTAGCTTGAAGTAAAGGGGCCTGGTTATGCCACAAGGCTGCGACTGGGATTGCTATGACTCCAAGAACAAGATGACACCGGTATCGTCGGCGAGCTTGGCTAAAGAGAGCGCCAAAGTTGGAGCGAATAACGGCTCTTCTTCTGCTATACGCGCGCCGACTATGCCACAAGATAACTCGCTTCCCATGTCTAAGCCTACAAGGTAATTATCATGAGCGAAAAGTTCCATCAGGTCACGCCGCTTTTCTGGTACATAAACGCCGATCTTAACGGCACCGTGGCGTTACCGAATCCAGCTGCTAGCGGCGGCCCCGTAGCGCCGATCGGCCTCCAGGTAGCCGTGCTCGATAACATGGGCGTAGCGGCGACGACGAACATTACTATTACGGGGCCGATCAATGGCGGCTCTAGCGGAACCAGCTTGACGACTAATTACGCCTGGGCGCTCTTTATCTGGCAGGGCGCGACCTGGATGCAACTCGGCCCGGCGGTCTAATCTCCAGTAACATGAATTTCGCCGGTCGCTGCTACGCGGGCTTTGTCTCGACAACGGCAGCGACTTTGTCTCAACCCCTAAGCCCAAAGGACGGCAGAGGAGAGTGGTCCCCTCCAGCAGGCCATCGTGTCTGTAGCGCGAGCTCTTTGTGTGCTACGAGCTAGTGTCGCAAAGTCGAGCGTTGGCGTACTTGATTCGGATGTGCAAGTTGTTTGTAAACTCATTCAAGTACGACGCCAACTTAAGGAGTTCAAGTGGGGTATTCCAGAGCTTGTCAAGATATACGTGAGGAACTGATGGCGGTTCAGACTGTTGATATACTTGGAGAGCTCATCGAGACTGGGATTCATTTCTATGTATTTCGGCCCGATGTTGATCTCAAGGATCGATGGATTCCGAAGCGTTATACTGAATATAACTATGCTTCGCGAACTCTTAACATGCCGGTTTTTGTAGCCAGTAAGTATGGTCTAGCTGGTCAAGCCACGTATAGAGTATGTTCTTCAGGTGGTATAGAATGGATACCGCCAGATAGTTATGTTGTAAAGCAGTGAATCTGATTACGCCTTCGGCCGCGGCTGAGCTTCTCTTAACTCGGCGCTTAGCTAAGCGAAATATGGTCGATTACGTTGAGTATCTTGACCTGGGTTTCGTTCCGGCTCGTCATCATAAGTTCATGTGTGACAAGCTCGACGCCGTTGAACGTGGCGAGATAGATAAGCTTATGTTATTCTTGCCGCCAGGATCAGCAAAGAGTAAGTACTCGTCAGAGCTGTTCCCGGCTCGCTATCTAGGACTTAATCCGACTAAAGCTATTTTGGCTTGCTCGCATACTCAGCCACTCGCAGAGCGTTTCGGCCGCCGAGTTAGGAATCTTTTTTCGCAACCAGAACACGCCGCGCTCTTTTCTGTCAGCATAGCCAAGGATGAAAAAGCCGCGTCGCACTGGTCAACCGAGCAGGAGGGCGAGTATCTCGCAGCTGGCGTCGGTGTTGCTATTTCAGGTCGAAGAGCTGATCTAGGCTTGATTGACGACCCGGTTAAGAATCGCGAAGACGCCGATAGCTTGAGATCGCAAGAAGCGACTTGGGACTGGTATGTAAATGACTTCTTGCCGCGCTTGAAGCCTCACGCCGCGCAGATTCTTATCCAGACTCGCTGGAGTGAAGGTGATTTAGCGGGCCGAATTCTTGATCGCGAGGCATCAGAGTGGACCGTTGTTGAGCTCCCGATGGAAGCTCGCGAGGATGATCCGCTAGGGCGCGAGCTTGGCGAGCGCTTGTGGCCGGAATGGTTCACGGAGAAGCAGGTCGAGACAGCTAAGTTAGACGCCCGTTCCTGGTCAGCTCTTTATCAACAGAGACCCGTCTCGGAAGAAGGCGAGTACTTTAAGCTAGCCTGGTTCGGGACCGAATACGACGCGATTCCAGATAACGCTCACTTCTATGGCGCGAGCGATTACGCAGTTACGGAAGGCCACGGCGACTTTACGGAACACGGCGTATTCGCGTTAGATGCTTTCGGTAATCTTTACGTCGTTGATTGGTGGCGTGGGCAAACTACCTCTGACGTTTGGATCGAGCATCAGTGTGATTTGATTCATCAGTACGAGCCGCTAAGGTGGTTTGGAGAATCTGGGCCGATTCGGCGCTCGATTGAGCCGTATTTGACTAATAGAATGACGCAACGCAATGCGAACGTCTGGATCGAGTGGTTAGCTAGCGTTAATGATAAAGCTACGCGCTTAAGATCGTTTCAAGCCCTAGCCTCTCGCGGTAAAGTTTTTTTGCCACGATACGCCTCTTGGAAAGCCGAGCTTCTTACGCAGCTTACACACTTCCCAGCTGGCAAGCACGACGACGGCGTTGATGTGTGCTCACTAATAGGTCGCGGCCTTGATCTTGTTCAGGCGCCGAAAATGAAGCGCTGGACGACGAATAGTAATCTAAATACTTCCGAGTCGAATGAACTAGGTTGGCTAGCAAGCTAATGAAAGTTCTTTTTGTCTTAACTCTTTTAGCCGCACTTATTTTTTTGGTTCCTGAAAGCCAAGCTCAAGGTGTTATTCAGCAGTATGGCTCGTTATTCGCCGGCGATAGTATTATGTCGCAAGGTAATAACCGGGCTGTTGACGCAGGCAATAGCTCTGTCCCGACGCTTCCAGGAACGCGCCCGGTCGGTTTCGGCGTAGTCAACTCTGGCCTTGGTTTCTGCCAGTGGAGCCCTGATCCAGGAGCCAATACAGCCTGGAACCAGTTATGTTGGGGCTTTAATAGTTCTGGAGCAGGGGTTATTAATTATAGTAATATCAATACTGCTACTAATAGTCTTCTTCTTCAGGTCAATGGTAATACTGATTTGACACTTAGTAATATTGGCGTTACTGGAACTACTCAGCCTTGTTCGGACAATAGTGCTCTATTAGCTACTGATGCTTACACACATAATTGCGTTTCTATTACTGGCGGTATTACAGCGGCTAGTAATTCTGTTTTAGAAACTATTCCATCGACAGCCACAACTTCTGTAGTACGGCTCGGCTTTACTACTGCTGGGGACGCACCGCCACTTCAGTTTATATCTAGTAATTCAGCATGCTCGCTGAACTCCGGTGCTGGTGATGGCGGCTCACAAGTCCCATCAGCTGACGGCAAATGTTGGCTCGCGCAGTTTTCCGCAACAGGAGCAGATTGGCGCGAGTGGGGAGTCAAGTTTGATAACTCGACTAACAATTCCGCCGCGCTTCAGGCAGCAGACACTTGGGCACCAGCCAATGCAGGCACACTAGTGGGGCCGGCAGGTATTGCGCGGTTCAGCACGCCATTGGTGGTTGATGCCGCAGGCAATGGTAACTGGTCATGGCGTGGGTCGCAAAAATCAACGACAGAGTTCCTCTATACCGGCGGTTCTTCTGACATCATCACCGCCGGAAATAGCGGTGGCACATTTATGAATTATGTGAATATTTCTGATATCTACGTCGATAGCATCAATCAGCTTTCTTCCGGGTATGCGCTGCACTTAAATTACACGAACTTTTCGACGCTGCATAACATCAGGATTGGAGGCCAACAAGGAAATGGCAATCTGTGGAATTCCATTTATTTCGATGGTTACTATAACGACACCATTTCCGGCAACTCGGATATCAGCGGACAGAATGTCGGGATCAGTGTCGCCGGCCTCGGCTCCGAGGGAGCGAATCTGCTGATCGAAGACAACACCAATATCGTCCCGCCGGTCAGCAAAAACGGCTGCATTAACAACGCAGCGGTCTGTGAGAAGATCGGCCTGTTGATGGGCGGCGGCGCGGGCGGGGTCGTGTGCTCTGGAGCCAACTTCGAGGCAAACGGAGTCAACTGGCAGGTTGACGAAAGCTTGACCGGAACCGCTAACCGGGAATTTTCCCTAGTCGGCGGCTGTATCATCGACAGCACCCGCGGCGGCGATGATGTCTTGCTGAATGACGCCAATGCCGGCGATGCCGCGCAGGCGATCTTTGCGAACTGGTGGATCGCCTCAGCATGTTCTAGCTCGGCCACGATCACTCCGGCTTGCTCGGGCTCAGGCGTCCACGTCGAAAATTACCTAAATGGCAATGTCGCCATCAAAACAGGCGTCATTTGGAATATCGCGAATGGTGACGCGATCCGAATTGACGATGCTACGACCAAGGTCAAAATTGATCCCGGAACATTGCTGCACGATTTTACTGGGTACGGCATTAACTGCACAGTCTCAACGACCAATGTTTATCCGGGCTCGTTCCCGCATGATGACGGCCGATCTTGGACTGGCATGTATGCGCCAGACTGCAATCTCGCGAGCGGTCTCGGTACTAACAACGGCTATTTACGAAACCCAGACGGCACGTATCGAGAGTGGCAGCAAGTCACCTTTGCCTCGGGACAATTGGCCAATACCCAGTTGCTGCCGACCGGAGGCACAGGTTCGCCACCCGTGATGGTCGCGTTGCCGCTACCATTCCCGAATGGGTGGAACGGGCAACCCGTATGCACCGTGTCATCGGCGACCAGCAGCACTGGGCTCGCTGCTTTGTATGCTTCGTCTAGCGGGTCGTCAGCTTTCAATCTGTATGGGGTTTCTAATGTGAATCTGACGAACCCAATGACCGCAAGTTGCGATTCGTTTGGGTATTGAATGACCTACGAAGAGAATCTTCTCGTCCTTGCTGAGTTAACTGACGATAGCATTCGAGGTATGTAGTATGCCAGCTAAACATGAAGAAATCTCGTTCAAGACTTACCCTGGACGGTCTAGACCTAAGGAGATTGAGGATCGACCAGAAGAGAAGCATGGCCGATCTCTTATGACACAGCATGATCCTCAGCCTGATTGGGGACGAGATACAGAAAACAAGCTCGCGGCTAAGAGGCGGCTTACTAGAACGCCATGAGTGAGATCAAGAAAAGCACGTTCAGCGAGTATTCGTTCTATTCGATCTTGCTCGACTCGGACGCACTTAGGATCAGCGTCAGCGATGGTCGAACGGGCGAGTACTTCGCGATTGTTCCTAAGCCGAGCTCCGGTAAGTCACTTAGTAAAGTTCGTGAAGCAACTCTTAATACTATTGAAGCGTATATGGACGCCGGTTATCCTCCCGGCGAAGTTAAGGTTGACTTGAAGGTAGACTTGTGAAGACGATTAAAGAAGCTAAGCTTAAGATAGATAAAGCTCCGAAGCTTAAGGAAGTTAAGCTTCCTAAGACACCAGCTATGCTGAGAACTCGCGTTTCTAGATCGGGTTCGTCTAGCAAGGGCTCTGGGGGCGGTAAAAAAGGCTACTAGAGTGCAAGATCCTGAAAAGCCCTTGAACGACGGCGCGATAAGGTTGCCGACAGTCACGCCAGGTATGAATCGTATTGCCCCAACTTCGCTTAATGATAGTCAAGACGGTAAAGTCAGATTTCTTAGAGCCGAGACTAAAGATCAAGTCGAAGAAGATAACGAAATCTTGGGGCGCGGGCGAAAACGTCTTGAGCGCTGTATCTCGGCAGAAGCCGATAATCGCCGCGACGGTCTTGATGATGACAAGTTCTATTCTGGCGATCAATGGCCCGCTGACGTTCGCGCGAGACGTAATTCCGAGAAGCGCCCGTGCTTGACTATGAACAAGCTTCCGGTGCTTGTCAAACAAGTTACTAATGATCAGCGACAGAATCGACCGACTATAGATTATCATCCTATTGGCGATCGCGGCGACATTGATGTTGCCAGGATTTATCGCGGTCTTGTTCGTGATATAGAACGCCAGTCTAGAGCCGATAGGGCTTATGATACTGGTTATGAGTCGGCCGCGCGAAAAGGCTGGGGTTATTGGCGGATCATAACCGAGTACGAGTCGCCCGATACTTTCGATCAGGTAATTCGCGTTAAGAGAATTCGCAATGCTTATTCGGTTTATCTCGACCCGGATAATACCGAGATCGACGGCTCTGATGCCAAGTTCGGCTTCATAACCGAAATGATCGAGCGTGATGAGTTTAAGCTTAAGTGGCCGAAAGCTGATCCTATGCCCTGGGTTATGGGCGGTTTCGGCGATAGCTTAAAGAATTGGGTCGATCAATACGCGGTTAGGATAGCTGAGTATTATGAGATTATTCAAGAAGAGCGCGAGCTTGTTTTGCTTGAGAACGGCTTCGAAGGTTGGCGCGATGAACTTAAGAAAGAAGTCCTAGACAAGTTCTCGATAGTTAGCTCGCGCCGGTCGCTTGTTCCGAAGATTTGGTGGTATAAGATAACCGCTAAGGATATTTTAGAGCGAACAGAGTGGCCCGGTAGGTGGATTCCGATCGTCAAATGTATTGGAGATGAGATTGATATTGAGGGCCGAGTTAAGCTCTGGGGTATTATACGTCAAGCCAAAGATGCGCAGCGTATGTATAACTATCATAGGACTTCAGAAACTGAACGTATTGCATTAGCTCCGAAAGCGCCATTTATTATAGCAGAGGGTCAGCTGGAAGGTTACGAGGGCTCTTGGAAGGAAGCCAATAATAAGAGCTTTGCTTTCTTACCTTATAAGGCTACCGAGATACACGGCCATATGGTTCCGCCGCCGCAGCGTCAGCCGCCTGTTGAGATTCCAGCAGGCATAGTAAACGCTGCTCAAGGTGCCGCACAAGATATGCTCACGACGACTGGGGTTAGATTTGACGCGACTCTTAACGAGCGCACTTACGATGAGTCGGGTCGTGCCCTTAGAGAGCTTAGGCGCTCTGGCGATATAGGTAGCTTTAACTTAATTGATAATCTTATGCACAGTCTTCGTCATACGGGCGAGATTTTTGCTGATCTAATTCCTAAGATTTATAATCGCCCCAATCGTGTCCTTACGATCTTGCGCGATGACGATACTGATGAGCAAGTTAGAGTCGATCCGTTTGGCTCTAAGCCCGTTCATGAGGATCAGAATCCTGAGACGCAGCGCGTTATGCGCGCGTTCGACCCGACTTATGGTAAGTACGCCGTCGCGGTTACGATTGGCCCGAGTTATGCGACAAGGCGTATCGAGACAGCCGAAAGTATGATGGATTTCTTGAGAGCTATTCCGACTAGCGCGCCGCTTATAGCTGATCTCGTCGCCAAGAATCAAGATTGGGAAGGCTCAGAAGAAATCGCTACTCGTCTCGCTAAGACACTTCCGCCGGGGCTTAATCAACCAGAGATGCGGGATGTAGCACCCGAAATTCAAGCTATGTTAGGTCAGCTACAAAATCAGCTACAGCAGATGACGCAAGAGCGGCAACAGCTTATCTCGCAGCTTAACGACCGTAATCAAGACCGTCAGTTGGCGCGCGAGAGGATTAATCGTAACTTCGAGGTTCAGCTACTTGGCGTCGTTCAGAAAGCTCAAGCCGCGGCGACTAAGGTAGCTGCTGAAGATCGGCGCGCTGAGGCTGATCATCTTCATGATCTTGCTAAAGAAGTCCTAGGCTTATATGCGGACTTGACTAAAGGCTCTGGTGAGAGACAAGAGGGAGCCATTAGTAATGGCTAAAGTCACTATGCCCGGTGCTGATAAGTGGCGCGCCGAAGAAGACCTTCATCATATGACTCATGCTGAGGAAGTCCGGCGCGATCCTAAGCGCTTAGACGCTGTTAAGAAACTCGCCGCTGAGAAGAAGTCTCACTTAGCTAGAGTTGCTTCAACGAGCGCGCGTAAACCGGCTTCAAGGAAAACAAAATGAGTGTTATATCGCTCGAGAAACAACTGTACGAGGCCAAGTGCTTCGAAGTCGATCTCCGTGGCAGTAAGTTCATAGCATCAGGTACTCTTTGCGGTCATGTTGATTTTGTAGTGCCGAGACGTGGTACTTACACGTTGAATCCGTATGAGATTCTAAAGCTAACTAAGATGCTTCAAGAAGCAAGTGAGGACGTACTAAGCAATTCGGACCCGGAAGGTGATCCGAGACTCTATGATCCTAAGTAAGTAAGGAGAATCATCTTGCCCGCCGATATTTTGCCAGCAAACGCACCGGCTCTTAGTGCGACGAGCGACATGCCAAGTGCCGCTCCAGTTGATCCAGCTGCGACTGTAGTTACAGAGCCTGTAGCTGATCCAGCAGCCACTCCTAATGTAGATCCAGCAGTTACTCCAGCTCCGACTCCGGCTACTCCCGCGGCTCCAGTTAGAGAACCGATTGGCGTTCGTCTTTCGGAGATTACGCGTCAGAGAAGAGAAGCTGAAGAGCGCGCTCAAAGACTAGAGAATCTTGTTACTCAACAAGGAGAGCAGCTGACGCGAGCTCTAGAAGCCATCTCTAGGATCGGAACTAGCACGCAAGCTCCGGCTCCGACTACGACTCAAGATATCTCTGCTAGGCCGACTCGCGATTCTTATGCTGATCCGGAGAGTTATGAAGCAGCGCTTGTTACTTGGGCCTCGTCGGAAGCGGCTTCGCGAGCCGCGGCTGAGATGGAACGCCGGCAGGCTGAGGCTGAGGAAGCCCGCGCCGAAGCTGCTAGAGTCGCCGAGGCTAATCGCGTAGAGCAAGCTCGGCTCGATACGGAGCGCCGACAAGCCGACGCACTTAAAACATCTTGGGAAACTAAGCGTGAAGCGGCGCTAATTAAGTACGAAGACTTCATTGAAGTCGCTGAGAGCCCAAACGTGCCGATTAGCGACGCGATGGCTCTAGTTATTATGAACTCAGACGACGGTGCTGAAATTGCGTACTATCTTGGTAAGCATCCTGACGAAGCGGCGAAGATAGCAGGCATGGTTATTCCAGGCCAAGTCTACCCACCGGGAACGCCGAGAGCTGGTTTGCCGATGTCAGATGGTATTAAGCAGGCCGTAGCAATGGGCCGATTAGCTACTAAACTTGGTCTAGAAGCTCCGGTTACAGCGGCGGTTACGAATAGCCTAGCAGTGCCGGCTACTGCTACTCCAGCGCCAGCTAGTACTACGGCTGCTATTCCGGTTACGCCCATTGTAGCTACGCCACCGGCTGTTGTTCTTGCCCCGGCTCCGCCGAATCCGATCTCGGGCTCTAACGCGAACGCGACGACGCGATCTTTAGCTGAAGTCGGTAATGAAGGAACTATGGAAGAGTACGCGGCGCGTAGGACACCGGAGATACTCGCCGCGCGCCGGCCCGGTGGTAGGGCGCTACATTAATAGTGAGGATTTGTATCTATGTCCGACCCTTATTGGCAGCGACAAGAGCAAAAACGGTGGGAAGAGATTAGAGAGCGCGAAAAGAAAATTAAGGAGCAGCAGGAAATTGACGATATCGACGGAGCGATTAATTGGGCTTATGGCGAGATGAGAAAGATAGAACATTACTTAGAAACTGTTATTGAGAATGCAATTCTAACTGATACCGAGTCAAAGCGCTTGGACAAGGCCGCTGTAGTTATGAGAACTGGTTTTAAGATGCTAAAGAAAGTTATTAAAACGAGGGCGCCTCACCTATGTACGTCCGATTGGCGTGACGGGGCCGTTCACTAGCCTGGCTTAGCCTAACTGGAGGGTTCTTATTCCAGGCGGGGTGCGCCAGCACCTCTTCGCCGAAGGGCGTTAACCTTAGCTGAACCAAACAGCTTAGCGAGCGCAAGCGAGCTTTTGGGCTTATCCGTGGAGACGTAACTCAACCTAATAGCTGACGAGCCTTGAGAACGCTCGTTCCCTTTCCTTTTTACTAGAGAGCGCGAGTTTAGCCCTCTCTACGGAGACGCCCCGTGGCAGATAATAGTCTTCTTACTCCGAGCATTATCAGTAAAGAGACGCTGGTAATTCTCGAAAATAATCTTGTTATGGCTGGCAAGGTTAACCGGCAGTTCGAGAATCAGTTCGTCAAGATCGGTTCTAGCTTGACGATTAGAAAGCCGAATAGGTTCCAGATCAGTACCGGCCCGGGCTTGCAGATTCAGAACGTAACGGAGCCGAGTACGAGTATTACGATCTCGAATCAGCGTCACGTTGACTTTCAATTCAATTCGAACGAACTCACGCTGACGATCGAGGAGTTCAGCGAGCGCTATCTTAAGCCGGCCGCGGCGACGCTCGCGAATCGGCTAGATTTCGACGTTATGTTGAACTTTAGCCAGATTTGGAACGTCGTTGGAACTGCCGGGACGATTCCAAGCTCGTACTCCAGTGTCGCAGCTGTCGGTCAACGCATGGATGAGGGCGCGGTTTAGCAGGACGGTCGTTGTCTCGTTCTCGGGCCGCAAGCATATTGGAGCCTAGATGCGGCTCTGATCTCACTTTACGTTCGAAGCGTTGCTGAACCTGCCCTTAAGGGCTTCCTGGCTAATATCGCTAACTTCGAAATCTATGGAGATCAGAACGCTCAAAGTCAGCTTACTGGTGCTTACGGCGGTACACCGCTCGTCAACGGTGCGAATCAAACAGGAAGTAATCTTGTTACGACGGGTTGGACAGCTAGCGTAACGGGCTTGCTTAACGTTGGCGATGTGATTACGCTCGCCGGTGTTCATGCTGTTAATCCTCAGTCACGTACTAGTACAGGCTCGCTTCAGGATTTCGTCGTTACCGCGCCTGTTAACTCTGACTCTGGCGGTAACGCTACGATTCCGATAAGCCCGCCGATTACGTTGGCTGGCCCGGCACCTGGTAATCCGTATCAGACCGTGGACGTTAGCCCGGCTAACTTGGCGGCGATTACGCTCGTACTGACTAGTGGCTCTACTACATACCCGCAGAGCCTTGGCTTTGTTCGCGATACTTTCGGGCTTGTGACGGTTCCGATGGAGATTCCAGAAGGCGTCGATTTCGCGGCGCGAGAGACTTATAAGGGCGTGTCGATGCGTATTATCCGGGCTTACGATATCCAGAATGACGTCTTCCCAGCTCGCATGGATATCTTGTATGGTACGGCAACGTACTATCCTGAAATGGGAGTCCGGTTGACCTCATGATGAATCAAGACCACTCTACGCTAGTTGCGACTAGCCCACCTAATTCGCCAGCACAAGCTAAGCCTAGTGTTCGAGCTAGCGGTGGAAACCCGACTGGTTTTCCAGACTATCGGCCTATTAACAAGCTCCCGCGCGACGAGCAGAGAGCTCTTCTTGCTCGCGTTATGCGGCCGGTTTTGTATCAGGTCGTAGTGGAAGACCGAAAAGGAAACCTACTGCGAGCAAGCCCGAAATGCTCGTCACAGACAGCTCAAGCTCTCGCTAGCGCGATTAATACTCAAGTGGCACTTGGCCGAGAAAAGCTCTGGTCGAACGCTACTGTTGTCTTAGCTTCTTTCTAGGAGTCAGGTACGATGCCCGTTGCTACTACTGTTACTGAAGTCAATCCTCGCCAGCTTAGTGATGGCAATACGGCCGGGACTATCTTAGGTCAGAGTGCTAGCGATAACATTAGCTTCTATAATGCTACGCCGAGTCCGCAGATTCTTCAGGGCTCACTCGCTGGCGCGAATGGCTTGCTTAAGACTTATACTACGTCACAGACACCAGCTACTGTCGCAGCTAATACGACTAATGAGTATGCTATGACCGTGACTGGTGTCGCGGCGACGGATATGGTCGTTGCTGTTGTAAAGCCAACGAGTCAAGCTGGCTTAGCTGTTGGAACAGCACGTGTTTCAGCAACTAATACTGTTAACGTTTCGTTCGGCAACGTAACGTCAGCTACTATTACACCGACAACTACCGAAGCTTATCTTGTTGTTACAGCCTCGGCCGCGCTTCAGTTCCCGAGCGTGACGTTGTCGCCAGCTTCTGTTGCGGCTGCTACTACAGTCGAGCAGACTTTTACTGTTAATGGTGTTCAGCCTGGTATGGTCGTGGCTGTCAGTAAGCCGACGCTTCAAGCCGGGTTGCTTGTTACTGGCGCTAGAGTTGTCGCTCCGAATCAAGTCGGTGTTACGTTTATGAACGTCACGACAGCGACGGTTATTACGCCGACAGCAGGCGAGGCGTATCTGTTCTTTGCTGCGCGTGGGCTTAGAGTTCAGCCCATTATGCAACGTATCTTGGCAACTTTAACGCCAGTCTCGATCGCGGCGAATACGACGGCAGAGCAGACGTTTACTGTCACGGGGCTTGTCTCAGGTCAGCCTGTTGAAGTTAGTAAGCCTAGCCAGCAGAAGGGCCTCGCCCTAGTCGGTGCGCGGGTGTCAGCAGCTAATACGCTTGCGCTGAACTTTGCTAACGTAACCGCTGCTGCTATTACGCCGCCGAGTGAGCAGTACGTGATTGGTTTTTATCCCGATACTATCGCCGCGGCGGGTAGTGTTAATACTCAGCTAGCTGCTATGGGTCCCGAGCCCGGTCTCGTTATGGGCGCGATGGGCTTAATGAGTAATAACGAAGCCTTCGGGGCTATTGCGGCCGATTCTCCAGCAGTCTAGGCTTGTCTTTATGAAAGTCGTCTTCTCTATGCCGACTTATAGTCGGCATCCTTGTGAAGAAATTAAGATGAGCTCGCTAGCGACACAGTATCTATTCTTACAGCACAATATAGATACTGTGTTTCGCGATCTCGGCGGCGATCCATATCTGGCTAAAGCGCGTAATACGCTCGCTAGTGAGTTCTTACTTGATCATAAGGATGCCGATTATTTGTTCTTCGTTGATGATGACGTGGGCTGGCCTGCTGAAGCGGCTCTGAGACTCGTCAAGCATGATGCTGACGTTTGCGTTGGTATTTATCCTAAGAAGAACGATGATGAAGAATGGCCCGTCGAGCTTATCTTTGAGAAGAAAGCCGACGGCAGTACGGCGCCGATCGAGCAGAATGGGCTCTATTTAACAGCACTCGCGCCAACGGGCTTTATGTGTATTAGGCGCAACGTTCTTGAAGCTTGTGCCAAAGATAGTGGCCGATATACGCGTGATGATGCTAAGAAAGGCGTCGTCTGGTGCTGGGATATCTTCAGAACAGGCTTCGTTCCAGATGAGCCGAATGGTAAAATCGGCCGCTGGTGGGGCGAGGACTTTTTCTTCTCAGTTATGGTCCGTAATCTTGGCTTCCAGATTTGGACTGATCCTAATATTGACTTCACGCATCGAGGCACGAAAGCCTGGAAAGGCAACTTTAACGTGGCTCTTAAAAAGAAGATAATCGAGTTAAGTCAACCTAAGTTGGCTTTTTCTATAGCAGCCGAATAAGGAGCTTAGTTATGACTGTCGAGCCTGGTTATCCTATTACGCTCGTACACCCTCAGCATCGCCCCGCGACTATCGCGACGGGAAATATGCTGTCTAGTCCAGAGCAGTTTCCAAACGTAACGGTCAACGGTGCTCAACACGAAGCTGAGTATCGAGCTAAAGGCTATCTTCGCTTCGGTGAGCCGCAAGCTATTATGAAGGATCACCACGAATATCCTAAGATGATGCGACATGCTGAGTATGTAGCTGAAGTTCCAGCTAGAATTGAAGCTAAGATCGAAGACGGTCGAATTACGGGGACTTTTGTTGTACCGGCTAAGCCCGCTAAGTTTCCTGACGTGACAGTTAATAATGAGAAAGAAGAAGAAGTTTGGTCTGAAAAGGGCTATAAGCCAGCCGGTGAATACAAGCGCGACGCGCTAGAAGCCGTCCTTAACGGTACGATAGATGAGGAAGAATATAATCCTGATGAGTACCCGAAGTGGGAAAAAGACTCGGAAGGCAAACCCAAGCTGATCGCACGTGATCCGAACAAGCCTGATCTTACGCCGACGCCGGATTATCCGCGCTGGGAAGATGGCGTGCTTGTTCATGACCCGAGATTCCCTCAAGCACCTGATCCTAGTAAGTACCCGATGTGGGTTCATAAAGATGGCAAGCCGGGTAAAGATAGCGTTCTAGTTAAGACGCCCACTGAAGAGTTTGCTGTTCGCGCCAAGTGGGCTCCTGTCGACGAAGAGAAAGAAGAAGAGAACGCTAAAGTGGCCGAAGCTGAAGTTGTTGAAGCTCAACCTAGTAAGCGTCAAGCAAAGGTTAGCTAACTTTGTCCGAGACTCCCGTTACGGCTAATGACATTATTGTTGATGCTCTACAGAAACTTAACGTCTACGCGCCCGGCGAAACACTCAGCTCTGCTGACGCCAATCGAGGTTTTCAAGCTCTAATTGATCTTATCGACCAGTGGTGCGATGATAGTATCTTCCTCTATCAGCTCTTGCCGATAACATTACAGTTACAAGCTTCTACACTTAGCTATACTATTGGGCCGAGTTCGAACACTCCGGTTCCGCTTCCGGTTAATGTTCCGACCGGGCCGAACCAAGTTCAGATAACTAGAAGCGACAACGAAGTTATCTCTTACGCGAGCTCGATTACGAGCTTAGAATGGTACGCGCTTTATAAGCCGAAGACTACGGACTTCCGGACTACACCGCGTGTTATGTGGTTCGATCCGAGAATACCTTGGGCTATAGCGGCTTTCGCACCGATACCAGACGTAGATATGACGGCGATTTTTAACGGTGCTTATCCGCTTCCTAGTTTTGCTGATTCTACTACGGAATATACGTTGGCGCCGGGGCAGCAGCTAGCGTTGACTAGTAATTTAGCTATCTTTCTTAACTCGTATTTTGGTAGCACTCAAGTTACACCGGAGCTCCTGGCTCAAGCTCAGCAGAGCAAAACGACGTTAACTTATACGAATAGACTTTCGCGCGCGATGTCAAAGCGCAATGTCGAACCCGCTGCGCCGGGTAATACGCCTCGTCAATAGGAGATCGACCTATGAAACATAGTAAAGCACATCCGGGTTTTAAAGCTGTTGAGAAGAAGATAGCTGGCAAAGTCGGTAATCCTGGCGCTGTTCTAGCCGCCGCTGCTAGAAAAGCTTCGCCGGCGGCTAAGAAAGCTAACCCGAGGCTCAAGCGCGTTAAGATGTAGCTGAGCTTAGCTCGTGGACACAGCCGCTCAGATCGTCGAAGACGCTTTTCAGAGTATTCAAGTCTATAATCCTGGCGAGCTGATCTTACCGGCCGATATGGCCCGCGGGTTTAAGACTCTCAACGATATGTTAGAGTCTTGGAGTAATGAGTCGCTTACTTGTTACGCTACACTAGAGCAGAGCTTGACATTTATTCCCGGCACGTATCAGTACACGATCGGCCCCGGCGCGATGATAGATACTGTTAGGCCGATTAGGCTTAGACACGGTTTCGGAACCGCATATGTATTTGATCAGACCTCAAATCGGTATCCGTTAGAGGTTATTACGCAAGATAGATGGAATCAAATTGGTAATATTCTCCAAGTCAACGCGAATATACCGATGTATCTTTGGTATGATCCGCAGATGCCTTGGGGAGTCTTGAACTTCTTTCCTATTCCGAATATTGGCTGGCAAGTTTTCTTTGATAGTTATCTTCAGCTTCAAAGGTTTGATGATCTTACGGTCGAGATTAACTTGCCGACAGGTTATAGTATGGCGCTTAAACGCAATCTGGCACTTGAGCTTGGGCCGTATTATCCTAATGCTGTTATTACACCGCGTTTGCAGACAGCGGCCGAGAACTCGAAAGCCAATGTTAAGCGTTCGAATTATAGAGAAACGATAGCTCAGTACGATAGCGAGATAGTCAGCAGAGCTAAGGCTACTTATAACATTTTTCGGGACACAGGTGTATAAATCAAAATAATATGCTTGACTTTTCTTTTATACCATGCTAATTTAGCTCCTTCTAAATAGAATGAAGGGAGTACAAATTCATGTCCGCTCGAATTGAGATGGAAGGTAATCAATACGGTGAATGGTTGGTATTGGAGTTTCTTGGAGCTAACTCTAATGGGCAAAGTATATACCTCTGTAAATGTAACTGTGGAACTATACGTGTCGTAGTTGCTCGCTCTATAAGAGCAGGATTATCAGTTTCATGTGGATGTCTAAAAGCTGATCTAATACGTCAAAAAATGACTAAACACGGTATGTCATATTCATTTAGAGCTAATAATGGATACGGATATGAGGTTGGAAGCCGTGGAGGTATGAAGGCTGACGACTTCACACCAGAATATAGAGCTTGGGCTTCTATGTTTAGACGTTGCAGCCCGGGAAATAATACTACTAAGCACTTATATTACGACCGAGGAATACGAGTTTGTGCAAGATGGCAAGATTATAATACTTTTCTAGAAGATATGGGTAAGATTCCACACCCAGGATTTACTTTGAATAGGATAAACAATGATGGTCACTACGAACCAGGTAACTGTAATTGGGCCGATGCTCAAGAACAAGCCAATAATAGGACTTCAAATCAAAGTAATCCAGTAGAAAAATTGTCCAGTATGGACTACGATTCTATTAGGTTATAGGTGTTTAGATATGTCTGAGTTTAAAGTAGTCGGGTTTCCCGAAACGGCTGTTAACGTATGTGAACGGCTTCGTAACTTGGCTAATCGAATCGAGTCCGGTAAGTGTGGTACAATTAGATTTGCTGCTATAGCTCTT